TCAAATCCTGTCTCCGCAATAATTAATATGTACGCCTATGTTGACGGTAAATGTCCCGTCTGCATGGGCGTATATTTTTGTTACATGGTTTCTAATTACAGTCTTAATATTTTTATCGATATTTTCTGCTGCATCTTTCATAAGTGCAACAAGCTTTTTTTTGCTTATTGTCTTTTTTGAACTTTCATTCCGATTTATTATATCTTCCAGTTCAGATTTACGCACACGAAGACGGTCAAGCTCTTGCTCAAGCTCCGGAATATTCATTCCTGAAAGTACAGCTTTAACACCATTTTCTATTTTTACATTTATATCATTGAGTTCTTTTTTCTCTTTTGATAAATCAGCAGAGGCATCATTAACTGCTTTACAGATATTATCAGCAACAGCTTCAAAATCAGTAGTTTTGAAGTATTGTTTAAGTTGTGCAACAACAAAAGATTCAATTACTTCTGCTTTAATGTTATGTGCGTCACATGCACGAGTGCGATATTTATTTCCACATATATACGATACATATTCATGTCCGTTTTTCTTTGCTGTATGTCCGACAAAAGTAGCTCCACATTTTTCACATTCAATAAGACCGCTTAATAAATATTCTCTTTTTGCTTTGTTTCTTGCCTTACCTTTATTATCAGCCATTCTTCTTTGCACCCTTTCCCATGTAATTTTGTCAATTATTGGAGGTATTATGCCCTCTATCCTTACAACATTAGGATTAAGTTTGCCTCCGGCCCACTTTCGCATTATTTTGTATTTATGCTTATTCCATGTATAAACGCCTATGTATCTTTCATTTTTTAAAATCGAATTAAGACTATTTTTCCCAATAACAGCTCCTCGTTTACCTCTTAAACCTTTTAAAGCAATAAGTATATCTTCATAGCTGTCTCCGTCTGAGTACATTTTAAATATTGTTCTTACATGGGCTGCTTCGGATTCATCAATTGCATAAGCTCCATTTTCGATACGATAGCCAAGAGGAGGATAACCGCCAAGAAAGATACCTTTTTTTGCTTTATTTGCTACACCTGCAATACTTTTTTGCCTTGACTGCAAAACCATATGCTGTCCTATACCGGCATTAATAAGTTCAACAAGATAACTGTCTGGATCTAAAGCGGAGCCCAAATTCTGTGTAGCCGATATAACTCTTATATTAAGAGCTTCCATATGTTTCCTAAATGTCATCCAGTCTGCTACATCTCTTGACGCTCTGCTTATATCATATATTATAACTGCTTCAAACAGCTTATGCTGAGCAGCATTTAATAATTCTTGAAAAGCCGGACGGTCTATATTTGTTCCGCTGTAGCCTTCATCAGAGTAATAGCGCAAAATGTTAATATTATTTTTTTGTGCGTATTCTTTAATAGCATTTATTTGATACTGCGTAGAGTTTTCTGTTTGTTTGTCTGTGCTATAGCGTGTATATCCTACTGCATTTATCAAAATATCAGTTCCTTTCAATATTATATAGTAATTATTAAAGATTCCTGATATAATAACACTGTATTATTATGGTATTATATCAGTTGTTAAGCTCTTTCTGAGTGGCATCGGAAGGAGCTTTTCATTTAAAAATAAATTTATCTATTGATTTCAATATGAAAGCGGAGAAACTAAAAAGTTCAAATAATTATCGTCTACAATATATGAAAAAGATACATTTTCTCCGTTAGCACTGGCAATATTATTCTCTGTAATGTTATCTAAATTAAGTTTATCATTTATGCTATCAATATCTCCACTTTCAAAATAATTTTCCAAAAATACATTTGAATAAATAAATGCCTTTAGATTTTCTTTATTAATATTACCTTTACTATAAAATACACATATGTTTGTAATATTTTTGCCATCTTCATTTTCATAAAAAATTAAATCCACATTTGGGTTTAGCTCATATTCTACAGCAAAGGTACCGTCATCTAAAGTTTCTTTGTTAATACTTTTTTCAGAAAGTTTCCCAAAGCCTCCTTTTTCAAAAATTGGGTTTGCAAATGATACAAGTGAATCAACAGTTATACCTAAATCAGTTGTTTGTTTAGGGAATGTTGCTGAACTTGATTTAACTAAAGGTGATGAAGTAGTAGTTTGTGTTGAAGTAACTTTTAATTGAGACGATACAGCACTTGAAGCACTTGCTTGAGATGGTACAGCGCTGGAATTTGATGGAACAGAAGTACCACAACCGGACAACATTAACATTACAGCCAAAGACAAAGCAAACTTTTTCATAAAAACTCCTCCCACTTGACAATATGTGACATTATGCTATAAAATTAATTATAAAGGAGTTTTACTGGCTCTTTAAATTTCATTTACAGCCTCGGTATTGGCAGTACCGAAGCTGTTTTTCTATATTAAAAAAACTTTTTCTGTTTTCTTTTCTTTCTATATTCATCAAGGTTTACGACGTTTTCAAGTCCGGACTTAACTCCACATCTGACTCTGTGTCAATCAAGTTAAGACCCAATGTAACTCTTACGATATTTTTATGCTGTAAATCTGCATTTTCATAAGCTTTAGCAACTTCCAAAGATTCTTTTTTTATACCCAAATTATTTTGATTTGTAAAACCAAATGCTTCATCTACCGTAGTTCCATATATTTTACATAAATCAAATAGGGTATTAGCGTCTGGCTGTGAATATCCTGTTTCCCAGTGACCTATTATTTGTTGTGTTCTGCCTATTATTTCAGCTACTTCCTTTTGAGTCTTACCTGAATTTAATCTCATTTTTTTTAAGATTTCTCCTATTTCTTTTTTATTCACAATTATACCTCCTACTTTGCATATTACATATAAATACCTAAAAAGTCAATACAAAAACTAAAAAAATGAGTATCTATATATTGACAACTAAAAAAATGAGTGTTAATATTTGTATATACTAAAAAAATGAGTTAGGAGGCGACTTAATGAGAGATGTGAGAGATGTATTAAAAGAATACATAGACAACAATAATCTTCTCAGAGCGTCTATTGCAAGAAAGTCAAAAATGACGCCAGATAAATTCTCTAACATATTAAACAAACGCAGAAAATTAGAAGCAAATGAATTGTTTTTAATTTGTGGGGTATTAGGAGTTACGCCAGATGGTTTAATGCATTATGGATGTAAGAACAACAAAGCCAGCTAAAGGAAGGAGGAATAAGAAAAATGGTAAGCAAAAAATTTGCAATTATAATTTGGATAATTTCCACTATCATAGGGATAAACTTTGGTTCTTCATTTAGGAAATAAAAAGAGCAGATTTTAATCTACTCTTTTTAGAACAATTACTTAGTCTTAGGCTTTTTTGTCTTTTTTGGTGGCATAGTGGATTTGTATGTTGGAGAAGGTGCTTCACCATCTCTCCATTCTTTATGGTGCGGAAGCCTATCTGAGGTAAATATGTGTAAATTGTTGTCATTATGTTTGTCCATTGTTTTCACCTCCTTCATCACTACTTAATTCGAAGCGATAAGAAAAATATTTTTTTAATTCTTCTTCAGCTTTTAATTTACACTTTTTGTTGTGTTTAAATGGAGTGAAACCAATAAATTCGTTTTTGAGTGAAAGAAATTCATTTTCATAATTGTAAATTAATTCAGTTAATTGCTTATCTTCCATATATTCAGTTTCTTCCCAATCATGGTCAATTCTATTGATAAGCTTATCAAGATTAGGCATTAAGTAATTAATTTTTTCAATTTGTGATTGATATGGCAATAGATGTTTACAGGCTTGAATTGCCTGTGAAATAAAAATAATTGAAGACCAAACAAATGGAATTTTATCCCAAATAAACCAACCTGCTACACCGGAGGAAGATGCAAGAAAGAGAATTAATTGTAGCCAGAATTCAATTGTTTGGGCTCTGTCTCTGTAAAACCAAAAGTAAAAAGATTCATATTTTAACCGGTTATACATAGACCAGTATTTACTGCGTAAAACATCGTTAGATGAATCATTTAGTGAATCGCTCAAAAAAACCACTTCCATGTTAATTTTTGACTTTTACTAAAGTATATATCGGATTTTAAAAAACTGCAATGTTGCATTTGGAAGCAAATGAATTGTTTTTTAATTTGTGGAGTATTAGGAATTGCGCCAGATAGTTTAATGCATTATGGATATAAGAACGACAAAGCCAGCTAAAGGAGGGATTCTTATGGAAGAAAAATTACAGGAAACTATTATTGCGATATTAACAGCTTTGAAAAAAGCAACAGAGGAAGGAAATATGAGTAGTGTTGCAACTCTCGCATCGGCATATTCTGAAATTTTAAGATTTCACAATTTAAAGCCATGGTAATAATACAATGCAGCTCAAATGCCTATGTAACGAAAGTTTGAGCTGCATGATAATTACTTGTTTTCTATTTCTTTTACAATTTCATCTTTAAATGAATCAAAAGCGTGTTTTATATCTGCACCTAATTCATAGAGTACATGCGACATATTATCATCGATGTTAGATTCATTAAGAGTTTTTTTATAATCTGTTTCAAATTCATAAATTGCTTTAATTAATTTAGCATTTAGTTGACTATTTGACATGATAAAACCTCCTTTCTCTAATTACTCGGTACTGGCATGCCTGTAATTAGAGTATAGGGCAGATACGTAGAAATTTACAATATGGATACTGCACAAAGAATGACAAAAAACCAGCTAAAGGAGGGAGAAAATGGAATTAACAGAGCAAGAACTCTATTGCAGTATACAGCATATGATTGCTTTTTACAGGCAAAGCGTTTTTAAAGAAACGGCAAATTTCGCAGAACCGTGCAAAAATGCTGCTACTCAAAAAAGTGTATTGAAAACAACGACTTTATATGGGCTTATGTTCTTAAAAAATTATCTAAGCAAACGGACATAAAAATTTCATTTGCTATAGGTATCAGCCCACTTGTACCAAAAGAAAATTTTTAATAAGGATTGTATGGATAAGACAGATTAAAAGAGGAGCCGAGAAAATATGCCAGAGATAGGCAAGAATTTTCATCAAATACTCTTGAACGATGTACTAACTGCCATTGATAAAGCTGCTAATTCAGTGGAAAGTGAGCTAATTTATAACAATGACAAAGTATACATCAAAAAAGTATTTGATACATACATGGATGAAATGAAAAAAGCAGTCTCTATATGTATAAACCAGAAAGAGACTGCATTTCTGAAATTTTTGGACGAAGTCAAAACGAGCGTTTGATTAAGTCAGAAATGATATTTGAAGCTATCAAAGATATAGCATTTAAAGAAGCTGAACCAACATTTGAAGCAATATTTTTTGTTTTAACCCAAACATTTTCAGAGCGAATATTTTCAATAAACTGGTGCCCGTTGTAAGTTATGTCATATATCTTGCCAACTTGTGGATTTACATGGCCCATTATGTTTAAGACGTCAGCTCTAATAAATCCAGCTTCAGATAATTTAATGCAAGTATAAGAGATTTGATTTTCTGTATATTGTGGCAACTGAGCATGAAGCATTTCAACATTAGAACGATTCTCATAATCTAAATCTTCAAGTTTTAAAAGAACATCTCTTATACATTCTAAATCTAATTTCACAGGTATCATCTCCTTTCTCTAATTACTCGGCGCTGAGAACACCTGTAATTAGAGTATAGGACGGACATATAGTAATTTACAATGTTGATACTGCACAAAAAATGACAAAAGCAAGATAAGGTAGGAAGTGAGAAAGTGACCGGAGAGGATAAGGCAAAGTTTAAAGTCAACATAGAAACGCCAATAAATGATGTGCCTATTGATATGGTTATATTATCGCTTACAGGTTTTACAAAGTCACAACTTGTAAGCGATATTGTAAAAAATACTAATGGCAAATGGAATTTTCTTTTTGATGAATAGAGGTGAGTAAAAGAATGAAAGTTATAGTCAAACTTGCAGACAAAGAACGCAACAAAGCATCAATTAAGGACTCAATAATGTTCTACGAGAATTTAGAACGTGAAATCAAGAAGGATGATCCTTCTATTTCTTTAGAGGTAGAAGTAAGAGAATGATAATTTTGTTTTCCTGATAAAAAAATATAAATCAAGGGGAGATGAACAATGGTAACCGAATCTTTAGGTTGGTTTTTTGCTTTTGTGTTTTTAGTAAAAATTATATTGGACAAGCACAGAAACTGGAAAAAAGAAAAAGTATACAGCCGCAAGCTCACGGATTTAAGAAAAATCAACAGTGAGTATGCAAAAGAAATCATGGGCGGAAAAAGGTATTGAGGAGTGATAAGATTGGAAGATTTTAAAACGGCCTTAAAAAGAATAGAAGTCAAGCCGCTTAATTGGAGAGCCTTTGGCATTAAAAGAATAGCAAGAGACACATTTAACCGTGAGTGGGTTGTTAAGCCTTTTTTATACGATTGGGAAATAGTTTTAAACGGTGAAAGAAACTGTATATGTCCATCAAGGATATCTGCGCAGAGGCTTGCTGAGTTTTTAGCTCAAAAAGAACCGCATTAAGAGAGGTGGGAAAATGAAAGCGTTTGTTTTGAACAGAGAAAGATACAAACAGGTTAAAAAAATGGACCATGGCCAAATGAGTGAATTTTGTCAGGGCTTATGCACTAAGGCATATAAAGCCGGCATTACAGACGGCGCGGCCGGGGTTATTTACGCAGTAAAGGAAGGCAAAATAAAGGGCATCGGCAAGGCTACTGCAAAAAAAATTGAAGCTTATCTGTCAGAGGAGGGATAACAGTGAAGCTGAACAAAATTAAAAAGCTGATTAAAAAGAAGAAAGAATTTTGTTATGAAATTCATAACGGCCAAATGTGGATAGGAGTTCAAGGGGCTATGTATCTTCTTTCAGATATTGAGATTATAGAACCTGAAAGCCTTTTAAAACTGATGGGTTATGAGCAGGACAAAATTGAAGAGCTTTTAATTACTACAAATGAGAGGCAGGCTGAGGATGAAAGGTCAAATGATGATAAGACGTTTATAGATGAGCTTCCGCTTGAGAAAAAGCTGTTTACTTTGATTTACATAGGGGGACCGAAAGGCACAGTTATAACAATGCCGCAAGAAAAAAAGTCAAATGACACGATAATCGCTGTTGATTTGGAAAAGCTCGCGGCTGTGGAAGATGAAGAACCATATGACATGTATGCCCGCGGTAACAGCGTTGCAATAAAAAGAGGCAAGCAGCTTAAAGCTCTTTTGAATGCAGAGGATATATATGGGCCGCAGTATGAGGGCTTTCATAATGCTGTAAGTTTAATAAACGACTCGGTCCAAAAGTATAACACCTACGGTGTACATCATGATTAGATGCTGCTTTAACTGCAAAGAAAGAAAAGCCGGCTGTCACGGGACATGCTCTAAATACATAGAAGAAGCGGAAAAACACGCTAATAACAAGAAAAAGTTTAAAGAGGATACCAACTATAACTTTGTCTCAAGAAGTCAGTATATGAACGCCATATACAGAGTTTACAGAAACAATAAAAAAGCCCATGCCTGTAAGATGTAAGACATGGGCACATGTTTGACTTCCGCCAAACTGATTAGACATATACAGTATATCACAGCAGGCGGAAAAGTCAATAAAACAGGGGCTTAAATGCCTTTTCAGACTTGATTAGACATATTAACTTTAGGACATACGGTGATGTATATGTATTATAAATTTACTACTGTTGCGGGTAAAACAATTGAAGTAAGAAAAAGTTACTGTAAGAGCGGCAGACCTAAAAAAATAAATTATGGAAGCTTGCCTCTTTCTCAAGAGCAGATAGAAAAAATAAATGAAACCAACGCAAAAAGGAAGGCGACAAGAATTATAAATGCAAATTTTATGAGTGGAGATTATCACTTAGTTTTGACATATAAACAAGAGCTGAGGCCGACTCCTGAGTTTGCAAAGAAATATATAAAAAAGTTTTTGAGGGCACTCCGAAAAGAATATAAAAAAATCGGCAGTGAGCTCAAATATTTTCAGGTAACGGAATACAAAAATAAAGCGATACATCATCACTTGGTTATAAACAACGTTGAGGGTGTATCTATGGATAAAGTTATAAACAGGCTTTGGGATTACGGCAGAGTCAGATTTTCAATTCTTGATGATACAGGTCAGTATAAACAGTTGGCCGAGTATCTCATAAAAGAGACTTCCAAAACATTCAGAGAAAAAGACGGCGGCCAAATGCAGAGGTGGAGCTGCTCAAGAAATTTAATCAGACCAAAACCGAAAGTTGAGAAAATAAACGCCAAAACATGGAGTGACAATCCAAAGCCGAAAAAAGGCTATTACATAGAAAAAGACAGCGTATATAACGGAACAAATCCGTTTACCGGCGGAATTTATCAGAGGTACACAATGATAAAACTGCCTGTTGGAAAGAAGGTACAAAAAAATGAAAGGAATGGAAGAAGCGCGGATAATGTACGGAAGACTTAATACTTATTGCAGGAAATGTAAGTTTTGTACAGGGAAAAACCATATAAGCAAAACAAAAAGCCTGTACTGTATTAGGTTTAGACATGATTTCAGCAGTAAAAACAAAATTTCCGAGTGGGAGCAGGCCTGCGGAAAGTTTGAAAAGAAAGAAATTAAGTCATATGTATGTTGATATTGAGAAGGGAGAAATAAATATGAGAAACACGCTCACGGATTTGAATAATTATTTATTTGAAACATTGGAAAGACTTACCGACGATGAAATGACAGAGGAACAGATGCAGAGAGAGATAACAAGAAGTCAGGCAGTAACCAGCGTTGCTTCAACTATAATTCAAAACGGAGAGCTTGCTCTTAAAACCATGAAACATCTGAATGAGATTGGGATAGAAACTACAGAAGGGTCTATTCCTCCTATGCTGGAGGTGAAAAAATGAAGTACCCGAATAAAATTCAAGATTTCATCAAAGGAAATTGTAAGGGTGTTGGCTCAAATAAAATGACGGAGCTGTTAAATAAGAGCTTTGGGACAAGTTATACAAAATCACAAATAAATGCGTATTATTCCAATCATCACATTAACAGCGGCCTAACTGGACGATACCAAAAAGGACACGTACCGGCAAATAAAGGAATGAAAGGATTTTATGCGCAGGGAAGTGAAAAAGGGTGGTTTAAAAGCGGACATGCCCCAATAAACCATAAGCCGGTAGGAAGTGAACGTGTTGATAAAGACGGGTACACTTTAATTAAAATAGCTGAGCCAAGCGTATGGAAGCAAAAACATAAATTAATTTGGGAAGAAAGAAATGGGCCAGTACCTAAAGGCCATGTTTTAACGTTTCTTGACGGGAATAAAGAAAATATAACGCTTGAAAACTTAGCTCTAATAACAATGGCCGAATCACTTGAATTAACTCGGTCAAAGTTAAGAAGCAAAAATTCCGAATTTACAAAGACAGGAATTTTAATTGTAAAAGTGAAAACCATCGGGAATAAAAGAAAAAAAGAAGGTGTAAAACCGTGAAATTTACAAAAGACGGAATTGAATATGTATCAGGGAAAGATGCGGCACTGGAGTTTTATGTTGCAAATGCAAGTAACTTGGTATCTTATCGCAATCAGGGAATGCCGTTTTACATATTTGATATTGCAACAAAGAAAAAATACAAGCTGCATAAGGAGAAATATTTTTATCCGGTTAAGAAATGCCGGAAATGGTTTGCAGGAGAAGAATTTTAAGTAAAAGAAAGGAGCAATAATATGGAATTTAAGGACAGGCTTAGAAAACTAAGAAAAGAAAACAAAATAACACAAAGAGAGCTTGGCAAAAAACTCAATTACGGATATACAGCTGTTTCTAATTATGAGTCAGGAAGAAATGAGCCGGGAATAAGAGAACTTATAATTTTATCCGACCTTTTCGGTGTGTCGGTGGATTATCTTATTGGCAAAATAGACAATAGAAAGGACGATAAAAATTGAACACTGAAAAAGAGCTGGTTAAAAAACTCAGAACGGAAAGTATGTACAGGAATAAATGTACACTTCAAATAATGGACTTATGTTTGGAAGCAGCATATAAAATAGAACATCAGCAAAATGAAATCAAGGTACTTAGAAATCTTTTAAAAAATAATAAAAATGGCCAAGAGAAAATTAAGAGCAGCAAAAACTCCCATGACTAAAAAGAGGTATAGATATGAAATATCAGCTTACTTGTCCTAATTGTCATTATGAGTTTACATATGACAAAGGCTATTATGACAAAGAAATAGCCAGATTAGGGATAGAAATACAAGACATAATTAGACAGTTGGCTCAACATAATATGCTGCCGAAAACAGAACAGCGAATGCGCACAGATTGGTGGCTTAGAGCCAAAAAATCGCTGTCGGAAAAGCAAAAAGAATTGGCTGAGCTTAAAGCTGTTAGAAAGCTGTGTGATGAACAGCTTGACAGGCATGTCAATTGGAATTTCAAAAATATAGTTAAGGAAAAGTTTGGATTAAAGGTATATAAGGAAATTTTAAATGAAGCGATAGCAAGAGAGGAAGCTTACAAAATAAGTGATATGAGAAAACATGAGTATTCAGCAGGCAATAAAAAACAAAATATTGTTTCGGTGAACAAATTGTAAAAAACATAATTAGGTGGTGATTATTTTGGCAGTAGACAGAAAATACCAAAGCATGGTAAATAATGCACAGGGACATTTATTTGAACAGCTTATTGACCTTGCCTGCAAAGAATACTCAAAGAAAGGCATTGCAAAAATAGAGAAAATTCCTGAACCGTTTAGAGTTCTTGAAAAAAATTCTGCCGGACGGTTTAGAGGACAGTTTACAAAACATGCGCAGCCGGATTTTTGCGGTACTCTTAAAAACGGACAGGCTATTGTCTTCGAGGCGAAGTTCACAACAACAGACCGGATGAGTAAAAATGTACTTTCAGACGAACAGATAAAATCCCTTGAAGAACACAGCAGGCTTGGAGCAATTACAGGTGTGTGCGTAGGCATCAAAGATGATTATTTCTTTATTCCTTATGATGTGTGGAAGAACATGAAAAAACATTTCGGCCATAGCTATGTAACGGCAGAGGATATAAGGCAATATAAAGTACGGTTTAAATGTGCCATTATGTTTCTTGACAACATCTTAAAAGATAGCTGTTATTAAAGCAATTCTGCTACATAAAGTAAACATAAAAAAAGAGGCTTTCGCCCCGTTAACTCTAACACAATTATACTACATAATTGAAAGGAGTGAAAGTCTTGAGTGTCTATAACGCAAAAAAGTATTTAAATAGATTAAGATACTTAAATTTGTTAATCAAAAGTAAAAAAGAGCAGCTTGCCGAAGTTAAAAACAAAGCCGAAAGCATATGCAGTCCGTCGTTAAGGGAAAGAGTACAGACATCACCAAAAAATGACTGCATTGAGTCCTCGCTTTCTGCAGTAATGGAACTTGAAAACGAAATACAGATTGATGTTGAGAAATACTTAAAGATACAGCTTGAAATATCTCAAGCAATATCAAGAATTGAAAATTATGATGAGCGTACATTGCTTGAGCTTAGATACATAAATCTTAAAAAATGGGAGGAAATAGCGGTTGATATGAATTACTCATATAGACAGACACTGAGGCTTCATGGCAGGGCTTTACTATCATTTGAAAGATGGCACACAATGTCACATTAGTCTGTGTTATAGTGCTATTATCAAGTTTTGGATAAAAACAAAGCTTTTTACATAAATTTCTTCCTTTAAAGGGCGTCGTTTTGATACGATGTCCTTTTATTATATAAAATAGACTTGTATAGCACTTGCAGATTTTTAAAGCTATTTTTTATAGAAGGTGATAAAGGCATGAAGAAAAAGGCCGATGAAATCATATCCGAAAATTTAAAAACCATTGAAGAATTGGCGCTTTCGGGACTTACGGAGGCTGAAATAGCATCGTGCCTTAATATGGGCTATTCTACGTTTCGAAAAGTGAAAAAACAAAATATAGCACTTGCGGCGGTTTTGAAAAAATGCGCAAATTTTAAAAAAGATAACCTAAAAAGTCAAATAAAAGAGGTTGAACATTCTTTATTTGAGCGTGCCAAAGGATATGATTATGAAGCAATACAAAATATCAAGGTGAAAAGCAGCGGATATGATAAAAACGGGAAAAAATGGGAAAAAGAAGAAGTTAAATCAATTCCGACAAAGGTACATGTTCCTGCTGATATCAATGCGGCCAAATTTTTTCTTGTAAATGCTGCAAAAAAGAAATGGCAGGACAATCCGAATAAGATTGATATTGATAAAGAAAACCTGAAATTACGAAAGCAGGAGCTTAAAAACAAAGAATGGTAGCCGAAGGCCGCAGAGGGTGAAATAAATGTGGAATACAATCAAACAGTTTTATAATAGCAAAGAGTGGCAAACTTTCAGAAACAACATAATTATTGAGCGAAGCATTAAACATAATGGAAATATTGTCTGTGAATACTGCGGTAAAGTAATTACAGAAAAAGGAGAAGCCGAGATTGATCATATCCGAGAGCTTACAACTTCAAATGTAAATGACTATACTGTATCTCTTAATCCGGATAATGTAAAAATAGCCTGTCACAGTTGCCACAACCATAAACACGGAAGATTCAGCAAAGCACCTGAAAAGAATGTATTTATTGTTTATGGTCCGCCTTGCTCAGGCAAAAAGACATATGTAAAAGAACACATGGTAAGAGGAGATATTGTTGTTGACATGGATATGCTGTTCTGTGCGTTATCAATGTGTAATTTATACGATAAGCCTGAAAAGCTTAAATACAATGTGTTTTCTATAAGAAATACAATAATCGACAATATAAAAACAAGATACGGTAAGTTCAACAATGCTTGGATTATAGGTGGTTATCAACAGAAACATGACCGTGAAAGGCTTGCAACAGAACTTGGAGCAGAGCTTATACATATAGGGACGTCGAAAGAAGAATGCTTAATTCGTTTAGAACACTGCAATGATTATAGGTTTTATAATCAGCCAGAGTACAAAAGATATATAGAGCAATGGTTTGAAAACTTTCAGCAATAAATTTTCATTGATATACCCCCCGCTTTTTAATTTTTCTGAATGAATGCAAGACCGTTTGGCATAAGGCATCTTTCATATAAACCCTAAAAATGAAATCGAGGTGTGAAATTTGAAAAGAATCGAAAAAATACGAGCAGAAACCGAAAAGTTAAGAGAAATATTTAAAAATGCAGCACCAGAAACGCTTAATCTTATAGGTGGACTTGTTGGAGAAACAGCTTTTCTTCAGACTGAGCTTGAGGACATGAGAAACGTGCTTAATGAAACCGGAATGATTAAAGTACATCCAGCTGATCCGACCAAACAAAAAGCTCTGCCAATTGCAAATGAATATCGCCGAACACTTAATGTATATTCTATGAATATCAAAGTTTTAGCTGCAGTACTTAGACATGTTGATACTGACGAAGAGGACGAATTTGACATATGGCTTAAAGAAAAGAGAAAGCTGAATGACGGTATACAACATTGAAAAAGAAACCATAAACGGCAAACACTCATGGCTATTAGAGTATTACAGCAAGGCAATTAATCCAGATAATGAAGAGGTAATTATTGGGCAGGAGCTTCAGACGGTTATTGAAAATCTTATTAAAGATTTAGACAATGACATATATATATATAATAACGATGAATCTGAGCTTAGAATTGAATTTATTGAAGCCTTTTGCAAACACACAAAAAGCCCTTTTAATGGAATGCCATTTATACTTGAACTATGGGAAAAAGCCGTTATTGAGGCTTTTTTTTCGTTTAAAATGTTTGATACAGGATTCAGACGCTTTAAAAAACTTATACTTCTTATTGGCCGAAAAAACGGCAAAAGTACATTTTGTGCTGCTTTATGTTTCTCAGAATTTATGATAGGACTCCCCGGAAGTGTATGTGTGTGCAGTTCAAATGATGATGCACAGGCAAATCTTATTTTTGAAGAAATTGCGAATATGCGTGAAAAATTTGATCCAAAGGGGAAACGAACACATAAAAATTTAAGGGGAATATACAATCTAAAAAACGATTCCCAAATAATAAAGCTGTCCGAAAAAACCAAGAACAAAGAAGGACGTAACATAGACTTTGGTGTGCTTGACGAAAGTCATGAGATGAAAACAAATGTAATAGCAAAAAGTATTGAACAGTCCCAGTCAACAAAGGATGAACCTATTTTCATAAATATTACAACCGAAGGTTTTACTGATGATGGGTATCTTGATAAAGAGCTTAAATATGCCAGAGAAGTAATAAGAGGAGAAAGAGAAGATTATGAGCTTTTGCCATGGCTTTATACAATGGATTCTGAAAATGAGATATTCACCAGTAAAAAAGCATGGAAGAAAGCAAACCCTTCACTTGGCAAAATAAAAAAATATAGTTACATAGAACGAGAACTGAGAAAAGCTCAGGCTTCAAAAGCTGACAGGATATTTACACTGTCTAAGGATTTTAACTTAAAACAAAATGGCATTGAAACTTGGCTTTTGGAAAGTGATATTAAAAATGACCTTACGTACAACATTGAAGATTTTAGAAACTGTATAGGTTTAGCCGGAACTGACCTTTCAGAGACGATTGACCTTACAAGCGCAAGAATAATGATTATGAAAAAAGGTGACAGTCATAAATATTTTATATCACACTATTTTATACCTGAGAGCAAAGTCGCAGAGGCAAAGCCTACAGACGGAGTAAAAGGCGATGGAATAAACTACTTACAAGCTGCTCGTGACGGCTGGATTACAATATGTCCGGGAAATGATGTTGACTATAGTATGGTTGCAATGTGGTATATAAGCATTTATAAAAAATATGGGATAAGAATATTTAAAGAGGGGCACGACAAATGGAATGCAAGGTCATATGTTAAAGAAATGGATGACTATGGCATTGATAATGAAAAGGTTGAACAAAATTATGAGAACATAAGCACACCTATGAAACTTCTTGAAGCTGACCTTAAAAGCAAGTTTGTAAACTATAACCAAAATCCCGTAGATATTTATTGTCTTAAAAATATGGCATGCAGTGTTGATAAATATGCGAGAATAATGCCTAAAAAGGTTTTGGACAAGGCGGCAAATCATATTGACGGAGGCGTGACTATGATAATATGCTATGCAATGCTTGACAGATACAAAAAAGAGTATATGGACATTATAAACAGATAAAGGAGGCGGGAAAACTTTGGGCATATTTAATCTGCTCAAGGGCAGAGGCAAGAAAAGTGAAACAAAATATCATTACATAGACGTAATGAATGGTACAACTCCGGTATTTACACAATTTGGCGATAATATTTATGCCAGCGATATAGTTCAGGGGTGCATAAGATGTATTACATCGGAGATGTCAAAACTTAAACCACAGCACATACGTACAACTCCGGACGGAATGCAAAGCACAATAAACAGCAGCATAAACAGACTTTTAAAATTCAAGCCTAACAGCTGGATGACAATATCTGATTTTCTTGAAAAGATAGTATATATCAGAGAAGTAAGAAAGAACGTGTTTATTTATCCGGCATATGATGAAATGCCAATAAAAAAAGGATTTGTCAAGAGAGAATACACAGGATTATATCCGTTAAATCCTACCGAAACCGAGTTCCTTGAAGATGATTCCGGAGAAATGTATATAAAATTTGCATTTGCAAACGGTTATAATTATACAATGCCTTATGCTGATATAATTCACTGGCGCAAAGATTACGGAGCAAATGACCTTATGGGTGGAGATATAAATGGTTTGCCTAACAATAAAGCAATGCTTCAGCTTCTGCGTGCCGACAATACGGTTATACAAGGCATTGAAAAATCAGTGAAAGCAACTTCCTCAACAAGAGGCATATTAAAAATAAACTCAATGTTAGACGATGAAAAGCAACAGACGGAGAGAAAAAAGTTTGAACAGAAGCTCGAAAATAACGAAAGCGGAATACTTACTCTTGATATTAAGGGCGATTTTACACCGCTTACTCTTGATCCAAAGCTTATTGACGAGGATACAATGAAATTCATACAACAGAGAATTTTAAATAATTACGGTCTTTCAATAGCCGTTTACAATGGAGATTTTACAGAGGAACAATATCAGGCATTTTATGAAAAGAAACTTGAGGGTGACATAATAAGCCTTGGACGGTGTTTTTCATCTACACTGTTTACTCAGCGTGAGCTTGATGTGGGAAATGAGATTATATTTTATAATCAAGGGCTTATGTTTACTAATATGAAAAATAAGATAAGCGCCGTTGATATACTAAGCAGCCATGGAGCTTTAACTGATAATCAAATTCTTGCGGTGTTTGGATATCCGCCGTATCCGGAAGGCAATATAAGAAAACAGTCGCTTAATTATATAAATACGGCCATTGCGGACACATACCAGCTTAGCAAAAGAAAAGGGAAGGAGAACGAAACGCTATGAAAACTAAAATAGGCGAACAGCGGCTTATTGAATTCAGAGCCGTTGATAATCAAGAAGGCAAAATGATTTTGGAAGGGTATGCTGTTATTTATGAACAGCCGTCAACAATAGAGTGCGGAGGATATAAATTTACTGAGGTTATAAAACGTGGCGCTTTGGATTTTACGGATATGACTGATGTACCGCTTAGATACAATCATAATGATACATGGTGCATAATGGCGAGAACAAGAAACAACAGCCTACAGCTTATAAAAGACGAAAAAGGGCTTAAAATAACAGCCGAACTTATAGATACACAGAGCAACAGGGATATTTATAAATCAGTCCAAAACGGATTGATAGATAAAATGTCCTTTTCTTTTGAGGTTGAAAAGGGTGGAGATACGTGGAAATACGGTGAGAATGAAACAATGAGGACCGTTGAATCAATTAGAAAACTTTATGACGTAAGCGTGGTGGATACTCCGTTTTACGACACTACAAGTGTATATGCAAGGTCTAAAGAGATACTGGAGAGTAATCTTAATAACCTTAGACTGGAGAGTCTGGAATTCAGAAAAAGAAAAATATTGTTATCACACAGAATTTTAGGAGGAGTAAAAATATGAACAATGAGAAATTAATTGCTGATTTAAAAACGGCAAAAGAGGCAAGAAGTGCAGCTATGGCAAAAGTAAAAGATGCTAAAGATAACAATGAACTTGACAAAATCGAAGTTGAAATCAGAAAAGCTGAGCTTACAATAAACGATGTTTCAGAGCAACTTAATAATGCTGGAATTGATATTGAAACAGGACTTCCGGCAGAGGCAAGGCCTGAAAGTTCAAGAAGCAAAGGGAAAACAACAACAGGCAAGATGATTCCTATTGCGTCATATAGAAGCGGTGAAAAGGCGGAAAGTGAAGAAGATATGTATTCAACTGTTGAATACAGAAATGCTTTTAAGGACTTTGTTGTAAAAGGTACACCAATACCTGAAAAATTTGCTGAAAAAAGAGAAGCTTCGTTGACAACTGTAAGTGACATTGGTGCAGTAATACCAACAACAATACTTAATAAGGTTATAGAAGACCTTACGGTTGAGGGAAAGATAATTTCAAGAATAACACAAACATCGTATCAAGGCGGCGTTGAAATACCTATTTCGGAAATTGACATAACTGCCACATGGGTAGCAAGTGAGAATACGGTTTCAGATGAGCAGAAAGCCAAAATGGATGCCAAATTATCATTCGCATATCATGTGCTTGAAGCAAGGGTTTCTGTTGGACTTCTTTCTGCAACTGTTGCGCTTCCTATTTTTGAAAGCACAATGGTTAACCAGCTTAAAAAAGCTATAACAAGAGCGATTGAGACAGCCATTATATCAGGCACCGGCTCCGGTCAGCCTCTTGGAATTACAAAATATTCACTTCCAAACAAAAACATAATTGAAATGACAGCTGATGAAATAGGAACGGTTACTGCATGGGCTGGTGTTGAAGCAGCTATTCCGGAAGCGTACGAAGATAGCGTTATATATATGATGTCAAAAGCTACATGGGAGCTTTACTTAAACGGCATGGTCGACAAAAACGGCCAGAGAATCGGACTCGGAAAGATTAACGAAAAAGGACAGAAAATACTTAACGGCCGTGAAGTGCTTACAGTTGACAAGTTCCCAAGCTTTGTATCTGCGGCAAACGGTGATATTTTTGCTGTTGTGGTTGATTTAAGCAAATACTGCCTTAATTCAAATCTTGCTATGTACTATAAGAAATATTTTGATGAGGATAAAAACAAATGGGTTCACAAAGCACTTACAATTGTTGACGGCAAAATGGCCATAGGTACAACAAGCGCAGGAAAACTTATTAATGCCGGCAGTCTTTTATACATAAAAAAGAAGGTAGCCTCATAATTAAGGAACATTGAAAGGGGCAACAATAGATGACGGTTGAAGAGATGAAACTGTATCTGCGGGTGGACACGGATGATGATGACAGCCTTATTGCTTCTCTTATTACGGCAGCCGAAAAGTACATACAAAATGCAGGTGTAAGTGAGTTCGCTGCCGGCAAAATGCCGGAACTTTATGAAACGGCTGTGAAAATGCTTGTAAACTGCTGGTATGATAACCGTGACTCAATTGGAAAAAGTGACACTATATCACTTATGTTTAAAAGTATTATTTGCCAGTTAAGCTCAATAGTAAATCCGGATGTATCGTAATAAATAAGGAGGAAAATCAGCATGGAATTTAAAGATTTTAAGACATTGAGGGCGGAACGGGCGGGAATATTAACATATGTAAAAAACAGCAATACATATTCATGGCAGGAAACAAGAAAAATTTGGGTTAGGTTTAGCGAAGACGGAAAAAACAATATATTTTCATCGGTAGGAATAGGCGCGAGAAACGCCGTTTTTTATGTGAGAAGACCGCATAAAATTACACTTTTAAATGCCATAAAATACCGTCAGTGCCATTATTTTATAACTCTTATAGAAGATATCGACATTATGTATTCAAAGGTTACAGCGGCAAAAATTGAACCTGTTGAGTGTAGTTATAAACCTGTAGAGTATGAGAAAAATGAGTATAATAGGCCTGTTAAAAAAGAAGGAGAAGTAATTTCTTTTACAGCCTGTCTTACTGAAAAGTATACTGGAAAAGAAGTTCAGCCTGTAACTGCGGTTTCAAGCACAACATATGTATTTGTAACTCCGAAAATTATTGAACTTAAGACAGGAAACGTAATAAAAGCCAAAAGTCTTACATGGCTTATAGAAAAATGCCACACTCTTGATAGATATAAAAACGAATATGAAGCGATAACAAGGAGTGAAGTTTAATGCAAAGTGTTGAAATACATGGACTTGAAGAATTTGATTGTAAATTACAGAACCTGCTTAAAAATGCTCCGGAAAAACGCCGCAGACTTCATGAAGAAATTGCAGAAATGACCAAAGCAGAGGTTGACAACAGTATCGGCGGGACAGGAAAAGTTGCATCATGGCAGGAAAAAGCTGTAGGAAGCGGTGGAGGGTATGCTGCCGTGAGACCTAAGGCAAAGACATACATATATAATAAAACGAACAGCAAAAAATATGCTGTTGGATATGTAACGAATGCTATTGAAAACGGTCATGCAATAAGGAACCCAAAAAATCTGAAAACAAGACGCCGTATTAAAGTTTCTGCCGCAAAGGGCAGGGCGTTTTATGCTTCTGCAAGAGTTAAAGCTGAAACACAGGCAATACAAATGTGTAGGGATTTTGCCGAAAAACTGACAGATGAATTAAGATAATAAAACATTACTATACTGCATTGTTTGAAGTTTACAGCCACAATAAAATATCATATTAAACTAAGTACTTACATTTTTGTAGGTATTTTTTGTTTAAGGAGAGAAACAATGATAAAAACAAGAGATATATTTGACGCTATAAACCGTGAGATTGTAAAAGTTTTCCCTGATTATACGGTTTATATTGATACTCAACCGAAAGATTTTAAAAGGCCGTCATTTCTTTTGAGTTACTTAACAACTACATGTCAACCAAAAGGAATAAACACTGTTGAAAAGAGTGAGTATTTTTTAATAACTGTGTTTATAAATGCTGATGAACTTTTAAACAGTGATACGACTAATCTTTTAGACATTCAAAATGATGTTCTTGATATATTTTCAGTAGGAGTCATACAAGTTCAGGATAGATTTATAGCTGTATCTGCTTCCGCATCCGGAAGAGATGAAGATGTTATTTATATTGATTTGCAGTTTACGTTCTTTGATGAAAGAGGAATAAAACAGAAAACAAGTGAAACTGCAGAGAAAGTTATAACAAACTACATAGAAAGGAATGAATAAAATTGGGACAGCCAAGTATTAACATAGAATTTAAAAGTACGGCAATAACAGCAATTCAAAGGTCACAAAAGGGAATTATTGCGCTTATACTGCGTGACAGTGTTGAGAGTGGAGCACATGCAATTACAAAAACAACAGAAATTCCATCGGATTTAAGCGAGGAAAACACAGCATATATAAAAAGGGCTTTCCTTGGTTATCAGACACCGCCAAAAAAGATTATTTTTTATATCGTAGGGACAGAGGACGCCTTGACAGGAGCATACAGTTATCTTGAAACGCAAAAATTTGATTACTTGTGTTTGCCGCCGGATGCCACAAGCCAAGAGGCGACAGACTGCAAAACATGGATTGAGAGTGAAAGAAATGACAACAACGCAATATTTAAGGCGGTTCTTCCAAATTTGGAAGCAGACAGTTATGCTATTGTAAATTTCTGCGGTGCCGGCATGACAGACGGAACAAATGTATATGCAACAGCGCAGTATTGTTCAAGAATAGCCGGAATTCTTGCAGGAACACCAATGAAAATTTCGGCCACATATGCGCCTTTAAGCGAGCTTACGGATATAACGAGGCTTTCAAAAGAGGATGCCGACAAAGCGGAAGAAGCAGGAAAACTTGTACTTTTGCATGATGGAAGCAAAGTAAAACTTGGAAGAGCTGTGAACAGTTTTGTTACTACAACAGAGGATAAAGGCAGCCAGTTTAAGAAAATCAAGATTGTTGAAGCTATGGACATGATACAAAGCGATATTAGGCAAACGGCAGAGGACAGCTATATTGGAAAATATTCAAATAGCTATGACAATAAATGTCTACTTATAAGTGCCATATCAGGTTACCTTGAACAACTTGAAAGTGACGGCATACTTGAAAAAAACGGTTCATCGGTAAGCATTGATACTTCTGCTGTAGAAACATATCTAAAAAGCATAGGAACTGATACTGAAAATATTACGGAGCAAGAGCTAAAAGAAGCAGATACAGGAAGCAAGGTATTTCTCAAAGCGTCTATTACAATACTTGATGCTATTGAAGATATAGAGCTCCCTATTACAATTTGACAAAACATAATGAGAAATCTATAATTTGATATATGGAAACCGTACGGGTAGTTGCCTCTCTTAACTAAGGAGGGAGGTGGTGCTATGACAGTATATGAGTCGTTAATGCTAATGCTGACATTCGCTCTTTTATTGATAGCCCTGCTCTCTTACATACATAAGAGATAAAAATAAAGCTACCCACATTAATCTTGGCGGATTAGGGTAGCTTAAGACACTGAGGTCAACTGCTTTGCAGCGGTTTCCTACTTAGTTTCATTATAACATATGATTTTATTTTGTAAAGCATTCACTTTTTGGTGTTTGCTTTTTTTAATTGAAATAGGAGGAATAACGAATGGACAGCGCAAAAAGAGTTATTAGCGGAACGTGGGGCGAAGTTTGGCTTGAGAGCGATTATGTAAGTGAAGCATATGGATTGCAGGCCAAAGTTGCATTTAACAAGACTGATATAAATATCTGCGGTCAAATGGCGACAGATGCAAAGATAACAAGTACAAAAGGCACAGGCAGTGTGCGTATGCATAAGGTTAACAGCCGAATGGCTAACACTATAGGTAATGCTATAAAAAATGGAAAAGATGTAAGATTTACTATTATAAGTAAACTTGATGATCCTGACGCATATGGATGTGAAAGAGTTGCTATAAAAAATGTATCATTTGATGATCTTACTCTTGCAGATTGGGAAGTTGCAAAAAATGGACAAATAGAGGCTCCGTTTACATTTACGGATTACAGCTTCCTTGATAGTATAGATGAGTAAATTTATAATCTAAAATATGGAAACCGAACAGGTGGTTTGACTCCCGATTTGCTAAGGATTGGGGGTGGTGCTTATGACAACTTATGAAGCATTGATGTTAATATTTACATTTGCTCTGGTGTTAATTGCACTGCATTTAATTTATTTGTAAAGCATTCTCTTTTGAGAGTGCTTTTTTGATGACAGGAGGAAATATTAATGAGTACTGCACTTGATATATTGCTTTCAAACGAACTGCCACAGGCAGAGGAAAAAGAAGTTAAAATAAAACGCCTTTCAAAAGCATGGGGTGTTGATGTAATATTCAAAATTAAAGAACTGGGATACAGCAGAGTAGCGGAGATTAAAAAAATGGAACCTGATAGCATTCCTGTTCATATTGTTTTAGCCGGAGTAAAAGAACCTGACCTAAAAGCCAAAGAACTTATGGATAAATATAAAACAGTAACACCGGCAGAAACTATAAAAAAGATTCTGCGCCCGGGAGAAATTGAGGATTTAAGTAGAGCAATTGAAAAGTTGAGCGGATATAGAGAAAATACTATAGAAGAAATTAAAAAAAAATAAACACCGATTTTTCATTTAATTTATTATATTATTTATTTATTGAGCATAATATTACGCCTATGCAGTTTTATAAAATGCCCGAAGGTGAAAAACAGATAATAAGAGCATTTTTTATTGAAAACATGAAGAGAAGAAAAAGACAGTAATTTTATTAATTGATTTAGAGCATATTTTTATATAAGGAGTGAAAAAATTGCCGGACATCAGTATAAGAATAAGTGCTGAAGATAACTATTCAACAGCTGTAAAACACATGGGTGACAGTACAAAGGCTTTTAGCAAAGACGCCGACGGGCTTCAGCAAAAAATTGATGCTTTAACTAATACAAAAGGGAATCTAAAAATAGAAACGAAAAACGCAAGGAAAAATCTGACAGACGCACAGAAAGTGCTTGAAAATTATGATAAAACATTATCTGAAATGACTGAAACGGAGAGGAAAAATACTCTTGCAAATGAAGAATTTGCGGAGCAGTATGGAAAAGCCAAGGAAAACGTAATGTCTGCAAACAAGGTATATGAACAGGCAAAAACTAATATGAATCTTGTAGGCAAAGAAATGCGTAATACTCGAAAAGAACTTGATAATCTTGATAAATCATATTCAAGAACATCAAATAGGGCTGAGGATAAGACAATACTAAAAGCTTTTGCTATACAGCAGATTTCACAGGAAGGACAAAAACTTGCGCTTAGTATTGGAACAGCGGCAGGAAACAGCCTGTTAGGAACAAATGGAGGAAATATTTTCGGGAATGCTTTAAGCAGCGCGGCTTCCTTGGGTTCTGCCGGTTTTGCTATAGGCGGTCCTACAGGTGCAGCTGTAGGTACAACTATAGGTGCCAGCATGGGTGCCATAAACGGCATTGTACAAAATCAACAGAAAAAAGATGATTATTTTAAAAGCTATGTGCAAAGTCAATACAATGATATTACAAATCAACTTAGTGAAGATGTAACAAATGGCTCAAGTATTGCTTCAAACAGAGAGCAAAATCTGTTAGTGTTTGAAAACAAACTTAAAGGAAATATAAAGGCGGCAGAGGAATTTAATAATGCTCTTATTGACATAGGGCGAACGCCGCCTTTTAGTTACGACTCAGCAGCTACATGGTCAAAAACACTACTTGCAAGAGGATACAACACTAAGGAAGTATTAAACAGAATAAACGGTTTTGCAGATATGGCGGCACAGCTTGGGCTTAATGACAGCGGAGTAAGCTCAATAATGAACATACTTGATAATGCCTCTGTAAGCGGTGAATTTACGTCAAGAAATTTACAAATGCTATATAAAAATTATGGCCTCAACGTTTATGAACCGCTTGAAAAAAAGTTTAATATGACGGGAAATGAACTTGCCGATGAAATAGACAAACTACCTGTTGATGATGTGGTTAACACTATATACAATTATATAGAAAACGGCTTTAAAGGAGCAAGCGCAAAGCTTGCAGACAGTTATGAAGGACTTAAAGGTCAGGCGGAAAGCTATGAAGAAGACCGTAATAATGCTTACGGAGAAGGTTATAATAGCAAAAAAGAAGAGGATTACCGAAACCAGATAGCATATGAAAAAGGAAATAATGCCTACAGGATAGAAAATGCGAATAAATATATAGGCCAATATCAGGCAAGTCTTGAAAATACAAAAAGTGCGCTTGAGCGTCAGCGAGAAGCACAAGTTATGGCAAGTAGTGAATATAAAAAGGCTGAAGCTGTAAATGACGGCGTGACAATGGGAAAACTTCTTGCCGAGGCAAAGGTTAAATCGCAAAATGATTATCTAAAAACTGACGGATATAATGCACTTGAAAAATCTGAAGAGGAACTGGTTGACAGTATTCAAAGAAGCTCAAAAGATACTTATGAGATAGCAGGTTATACGCTTGGACAAAAATTTACAGAAGGTATTTTAAATGCTATAAATGATTTTAAAGACTCGGAATCTGCAATATTGGCTATAGATAAAGAACAAGGGTATTTTACAGGTGGTACTGAAACGCAAAATGTGCAATCAACAGACAGTACCTATATTACACTTGAAGGGGCGAAAAGGAGGCAAACAAATAAAAAAGCCTTTGGTGTGCCTTATGTACCACGTGACAATGTTCCTTATATCCTTCATCAGGGCGAAAGAGTGCTGACAGCGTCAGAAAACAGGGAATATAAAAAAGGCGGTGATACAATAATAACAGGAAACAATTTTGTAATTCGCGAAGAAGCGGATATACCAAAAGTGGCCGCTGAGATAGTTCATCAAACGGAAATAGCCGCAGAAACAGCTATTAGGAAGTGACAAAGCTTGAATAAAGATAGGAATTTTGTATTTATAGATACTGAAACAAACGAAGAACTGGTTTTGCCTATTACGCCTGAAAGCTATGAAATTGACCATGGCGTTAATGTTGAAACGGTAAATCTTACTGAGCTTGGAGACTTAAACATTCCCGGGAAAAGATACATGATGACAATAAAAATAAGCTGTGTATTTCCGGCACAGGAATATAATTTTTTAAATGAGGGAGCAAATCTGCTACCTTATTTTTATGTAGAAAAGTTTGAAAAGTGGTGTGACAAAAACACTATACTGCGTTTTATTATAACAGATACAAACATAAATACCACATGTATTATAGGCTCTATAGATTTTACAGAAAACGACGGAACAAATGATGTATATGCTACGATAACGGTAAAACAATACAGAGTGCTGAAAACAGCATCAACGGCAAAATCAGCAAATTCTAAACAGACAAGACAGGATACGGACAGCACTCCTGCGGCCGAAAGTTACAAAATACAAAGCGGAGACACTCTAAGTTCGATTGCACGCAAAATGTACGGAGACTCAAGCCTTTATACTGCACTTGCAAAGTACAACGGAATATCAAATGCAAACCTTATATATCCGGGCACGGTGCTTAAAGTCCCTAATAAAAAGGAGCTGAGCTGATGCTAAAGGTATATTTAACTAACAGTGACGGTACATCTGATATATCTGATTTATGTACTGAAAAAACAATAAGCGGAGAATATAGCAGGTGTGTAAGAACATTTGAATTTGGACTGATATCAAATGCAAGTGATGAAAACATGCCTGTTGTAAATTGTCCTCTCGGAAGCGGAGTAATTGCTAAAGAAAACGACAAGACACTTTTTAATGGTTTCGTGTTTTCCCGTGACAGACTTACGGGAGACAGTGAGATTACTCTTACATGTTTTGACAGAGGAATATATCTGAACAGGAATGAAGCCATATATAAGTTTTCTAATCAGACACCGGAGGCGGCAACGGCAAGGATTGCAGCAGACTTCGGAATTTCTGTAGGCAGTCTTGCAAAAACAGGCGTAACTGTAAACAGAAAATTCGTGGGGAATTCCTTAAGCGATATTATTTATACAATGTACACTCTTGCATCTGAGCAGACAAAAAAGAGTTATGTCATCCGATTTGATGATAATAAGCTATGTGTAATAGAAAGAGGAGACACAAGCGTTCTTTACATTGACGGAAGTATAAACCTTATGCAGGCGGCAATTAATGAAAGTATTGAGAACATGGTTAATCAGGTTGTTATATATGATAAAAACGACAAATTACTCTCAACGCTTAAAAATGACGAATATATAAAGCTTTATGGGCTTATGCAGGAATACATAAAACAGGGAACTGACGATGTAAGCAAAAAGGCACAAAAAGAACTTGACGATAACGGCATAACTCGAAAAATCACTGTTCAGACTTTTGGAAACAGCTTATGTATAACAGGAAACGCAGTAACCGTAAAAGAGGAATACACCGGACTTGTAGGGCTTTTTCAAATAGATTCAGACACTCATACATGGAAAAAGGGGCAGTATTATAACAAACTGACGCTCAATTTTAAGAAGATTATGAACGAAAAAACATCAGGAAGTGGTAACAATGAATAATCCTTATGACAGGCTTTACGAAATGATGATAAATACTGCAAAAGCACAGGTGCCTCAAGGTTACCGTATTGGTATAGTTATATCCGAAAAAGAAGATACAATCAAAAAAGTGTCTGTAGGCAAAATGGAATATCAGAGCGGCGAAAATGAACTTATGATTATTGGTTCCTTCGATTTTGACAAAGGTGATGAACTGCTTTTAATACCTTTTGACAGTAACCAGCAGATGCTTATTATAGGGAAGGTGAACAGAATATGAGTACATTTCCTTTTATACAGCCGGAAGCTGAAGAAACATCCGAAATGGAACTTTATAAAGAAGTTAAATGGAATTTTGAAAATGACAGACCTGTATTTCGGCTTAAGGAACCTGTTATAGTTACAGGCAATGAAGCTGTGAAAACATGGGCATGGAATGCTCTAAATACTGCAAGAAAACGCTGGGATATATTTACATGGAACTACGGAAGTGATTTTGACGAACTTATAGGTCAAGCATACAGCAGTGATGTTAAGACATCCGAATGCAAGAGATACCTTAAAGAATGTCTACTTATTAATCCATACATAAGCAGTGTTGAAAACATAGAAGTAAATTTTGACAATAATGGATTGCTTATGATTTCCTGTACAGTGAAAACTATATACGGGGAGGCAAGTATAAATGTTTGAAGATATTACAGTTGAAAGTATAAAAGAAGATATACTTGGAAACATCAATGATTTTGACACAAGAGAAGGAAGTTTTGCGGATATTCTTATAGGCCCCGCTGCTTTGGAATTTTGGAAACTTATGCAAAGCATGAACTCAGTTATTCCAATAGCATTTGTTGATGAAACAAGCGGTGAATATATAGATAAGAGGGCCGCAGAATTTGGGCTTACAAGAAAAAGCGGAACATATGCAAAGGCAGAAGTGACCTTCAGCGGCTCGGACGGTGCTTTAATAAAAAGCGGCACTGTCATACTTGATACGGACAGTCGTGAATTTATATTACAGTCTGATGTAACAATAAACGGCACAACTGGAACCGGCAATGTTCAAGCGGCCGAAATAGGAAGCAAATACAATTCAGAAGCAGGGAGTATATGCAAAATGTATAAGGCCATAAGCGGCGTTACTTCTGTAACAAACGAGAGTGCGGCAGAGGGCGGAACAGATGATGAAACTGACAGCAGTTTTGTACAGAGACTTTATGAATATTGGCAAAAGCCGGCAACAAGTGGAAATGTATATCACTATAAACAGTGGGCTTTAAGCGTTGAAGGTGTTGGCGGTGCTAAAATATTTCCGCTTTGGAATGGAAATGGAACTGTAAAAGTAATAATCTGTGACAGCAATAAAGAACTGGCATCAGAAAGTATTATAAATGCGTGTGCTGCATACATAGAAGAAAATCGACCTATTGGGGCAGATGTAACAGTTGTAAGTGCCGTTGAAAAGAATATAGAAATTGCAATGACTTTGTTGCTTAACGGCTCAAAAACACTTGAGACTATAACAAGTGAGGTAAAAAACAGTATAGAAAGCTATATTAAAAGTATTGCATTTTCAGCAGATACGCTTCTTTATAACCGTATAGCGTATATCATTCTTGATAACACAGGAGTGACAGATTATAAAAGTCTGACTGTTAACGGACAAACGTCAAATATTGCAATAGCGGATAACGAAATAGCTATTCTGGGTACATGTGAGGTGAGTGGCAGTGAATAACTTAATTGAGTTTTTACCTGAGAGATACAGAAACATTACAGAAATACATGATTTTGAAGCAGCTTTGCAGATTATTACAGACATGGCAGCAAATGCAAGAGATGAGCTGCTTTTACAGCTTAATGTACAAACCGCCACATGGGGACTTGATTTATGGGAAAAACAATATGGTCTTGATACAGATGTAAACAAAGACTATAAATTTCGGCGGACACGACTAATGAGCCGTATGAGAGGCACAGGAACAACAACAGTTGAAATGATTAAAAATGTTGCGGAAAGCTTTATTAACGGCAATGTAAAAATCACAGAGCATAACAGTGAGTATTATTTTGATGTGGAAATGGTAGATAAAATAGGCATTCCTCCGAATTTTGATGATCTGAAAGCAGCCTTGGAAGAAATAAAGCCGGCGCATATTGCTATATGTTGGATTATCAAATACGTTACGCATAAGCAACTTTCAGCTTATACTCACGCCCAAATGATGGCTTATACAAATAAACAGTTACGAGAGGAAGTAATATCTTAAAAATAATTACTGAATATTAAAGAATTGGGAGGGAAGCCTCCTTTTTTTATTTAAAGAAAAAAGAAAAAAACAAAAAATAAAAAATCACCTATTATTTTTTTAAGGAGGTTTTTTATATGGATAGTTTTATAGCTTGGGTAGGCGGCAAAAGACTGCTCAGAAAAGAAATAGTGAACAGGTTCCCGGAAGTATTTTCAAGATATGTTGAAGTATTCGGAGGCGCCGGCTGGGTGCTTTTTCAAAAGCCGGAGTCAAAAAACGAAGTATATAACGACATAAACGGCGAACTTGTAAACTTGTTTAAGTGCATGAAATATCATCCGGAAGCAATCGAAAAAGAGCTTGAGTTTGTTTTAAATTCAAGGGAAATGTTTGAAAATTACAAGCGACAAAGCGAACTTGAAGGCCTTACAGACATACAGAGGGCATCAAGGTATTTATATCTTATAAAAAGCTCTTACGGCTCAAAAATGCAGTATTTTGGAGCATCTTACAGAAATGTAACAAATGTTAAAGCAATAAAGGACATTAAAAGCAGGCTTCAAAAAGTTGTAATTGAGCATAAATGCTTTGATGAGCTTATAGAAAGATATGACAGCGAAGGCACATTGTTTTACTGTGATCCGCCGTATCATAATACTGAGAAAATATATGATACCGGCAATTTTGTGTTTGACGAAAGTCAGCATGAAAAGCTCAGAGAACTTCTCGGAAATATTAGAGGCAAATTCATACTTTCTTACAACGATGATGAGTACATAAGAAAGCTATATGAAGGATTTAATATAGAAGAAATTGAAAGGTCAAATAATCTTGCACTAAGATACAACAAAAACAAGGTGTTTAAAGAATTGATAATAAGAAATTATTAATTTTTTTTGGACTAACAATAACTAAAATAGTTATATAATCACTAAAAATGAGAGTATATTATTATTTATGTTAGCATATTAAAAAAGAAGTGAGGTGCTAACGTGATAAAGATATACTTATCTACTATTTTAGGTGAATACCGGATTACACAGGCCGAACTTGCAAGAAAAACAAAAATAAGGCCAACAACAATTTGCGCAATTTATAATGAAACGATAGACAGAATAAATCTTGAACACCTAAGTAAAATCTGTGAAGCGCTTCATTGTGAGGTTGAGGACCTATTGCAGTATATTCCGGATGATGAATATTATAAAAATAAAGCAAGGCCGATTAAAAAGGCAAGGAAAAAGAAATAAATATAAGTATTTTAAAGAGCCAATTAAATGGTTCTTTTTTTTATGTTTTTAGGGAGGAATGCTTATGGATTCCATACGAAAAAGAGATTATAACTTATCCGAATACAACATATCTCGCTATGCTTACCGTGAACTTGAATACTTTTGCTTACAGTACAGAGAGAAAAAGCGAAGACTGAGTCACTTGCGTATTACAAATAGAGAATCATATGAAGGAGAAAAAACAATTCTTGAAAATGATATAAAAATGATAGAAACATCTGCCTATGAAGCTGATAACATACTGTGCCATTACATAATTAAAAATGTTGCGGATGGTATTGTATATGAACGTCAAAATGTTCCATGCGGCCGCCGTCAGTTCTATGAAATTCGGAGGCTGTTTTTCTTTAATTTATTTAAAAAAAGAAATTTAAGTAAGGAGAAAAAAATATGATTGATTACTTGTTTAACTGGATTTTCAAGGGGCAACTTGAACGCCTGATATATATTAAAGTGATTGGAGGAGAATACTTTGAGCATATTTGAATTTATTGCAGGCGTGATATTTAGCTCCGGTGCAGTCAGCAGTGTTGTTTTATGGCTTCTTAAAAGATATATCAATAAAAAGCTGACTGCGGCAGAGGAAGAAGCGACCGAAAGGCAAAAAATGAAACAAAAAAGAATGATGCTTGACTCAGAGCTTCACCATGCTCAGGGGAGAGTGCTTTTTTGGGTACATCACGCTATTGTGCACGGAGAACATAACGGAGAGCTTCAGGACAGCTTTGAACATTTGCAGGAAGTTGAATATAAAGAAAAAGAACTGGATAGGGAAATACTTTCGAGATTTGATAATGAATGAAGTACAGAAATGTATTAAAAACAAGCTAATAAAATAATGAATAACTGAGCATATGACATTTTTGATTAATAACTATTGCATTTAGTTGATAAGTAACCAGATATTAAAAATTTTGTTGAAATAGGTATAATTCTACTAAGATTTTTTGATATAAAAGCTTAATTTATATTATTTTTTGTGAATAATTAATTTATTTAAGTGTAGATTTCGACAAATCATGAATATATAATAATAATTAGTTGCGTCGTTTTTTTTATTTATAATGGTTTTTGAAAATAACTAAATATTAGAACTTTTAATATATTTGGAGGGATATTATGGCTATTGATGAGTATACTGGTAAGAAAATGATTGGATGGATATGGCAGATGCCAAACAGCAATGCATGTTTGGCTAAGCCACAATATATGATTGACAAATCAAATGAAATTAAGAGAATTGAAGATTATGATTTTCCAAATAGAGGAAGTATTATAATTCATCCTCAAGGAGGATATAGTTCGGATTATATAATAGAAAATTTTGGTAAAGTTGCGTTTATAACAATAAATGGACAACTTGAATGTAAAAATACAGAAACTAATTGGTACTCAGGTAGGTTTAATCCAGATTTGCAAAAACCAGATATTAAAGTAGAAAAATTCTATTCTGCAAAACTAGTTCAATGTGTAGAAACTAATGTTACATATGAAATAATTAAAAATGAAAAAAAGATTAATAAAGTACGGATTTATACGAAAGAGATTGTAATAAAAACGATTGATGATAAGTATTATGGACCGTTTATGTTTACAGAAAAAGATGATTATTTATCATTAAGTTCTTCTGAAAATAGAGGATATTTAATATATGAGTTAAATAAACAAATTTTTGATGAAAAATGTATATCTGTTATTAATGGTGAAAGCATTTTAGAATATAATTTTTTAGATAGCCAGAATATAGTTTCGGAAAATAACATTATTAAAGAATATGACTGGATTAGCAATGAAAAACTTGTTGAGGTTGTCAAAAAATATATTTCTACTATTGGAGAACCATATTCTTATACAAAAAACCAAATAAAAAATATTATAGCAACGATAAAAGATTGCTATAATACAATATCAGATATAACAATGACAACAGAGAGAGAAAAGCGAATAGAAGAAATACTTGAAAGTGTTAAATATAAGGACGAATTTTTACAAAAGATTGTATTTTATATTTTTGATAATGAGGATTTACTAAACAAAACTTGTAATATTATTTGTGAAGATTATTATGATAAAATAGAGGGTAAAATACCTGAAAATGAACGAGTAAAAAAAGAAATTAATGGTAAAAACACACAGTTAAGAGAATTAGAAAAACAGATTATAGAAATTAAAGAAGATAAAAGTAAACTATTAGAGGAAAATCGGTCAAATAATATAGAAGAAATGCAACGTACTGAGAATTCAATAAAAGAACTAAAAAACGAATTAGAAAAATATGAACAAAATAAGAAAAGTTTGCTTGAAGAAATAAAAGTTGGTAATGATGTAAAGAAATTACTAAATATGAAGAAGGAATTAGAAGATGAAATAAAATATCTAAAAAGGGATATTGAAAATAGTCGACAAAGCCAAAGCGAATGTAAAAATGCATTAAAAATAATTCAAGATTCTGCTGAACAGTCATTAAGTAATTTTAATAAAGATAGCAAAAAGATAATAAAAATGTTTGAAAATAAGGTATTAAAAGACCTAATTAAATCAGCATTTGATGAAAAGAATGAAGAAGATAATAAAAAATATATAGCAATAGACAACGTATCGCTGAAAGATAATAGCGAAAAAATAGAGCAAGTTAAAGACTTTTTAGAAAACTCTGGGCGAATTTTTTCATATAATGATGTAACAAATTTTTTAATTTGTATAGCACAAGGATTTATTACTACATTTGCAGGAAAGCCCGGCACTGGTAAAACATCTTTGTGTAGACTTATTGGTAAAGCTCTGGGTTTAAGCGGTGATTGTGCAAATAATAGGTTTGTAGAAGTTTCAGTTGAAAGAGGATGGACTTCGCAGAAAGACTATATAGGTTATTACAATCCATTGACAAAACAACTTGAAAAAAGTAATATTCAGATTTTTGATGCCTTTAAAATAATGAATGACGAAGCAAATGCGGATTTGAACAAGAGGGTTCCATTTATTATTTTACTTGATGAAGCAAATTTAAGTCCTATTGAGCATTATTGGGCTAATTTTTTGCGCCTTTGTGATTGGGATTTTGGTATAAATAAATCTATTAATTTAGGTGGAAATTATATTTGGAAAATTTCTGATGGATTAAGGTTTTTAGCCACTGTTAATTTCGATAATACGACTGAAGAATTATCTCCAAGATTTTTAGACAGAAGCTGGATTATTATGCTTAATCCTGTAACAATAGATGAAGAAAATATAAGCCAGGTGAATGTTGAAAATTCAAAGGAAATTATTTCATTGGATTCATTAAAATATGAATTTTGTATAAATGAAAATGATAAATTGGAAGATAATATGTCAAACAAGTGGGATAAAATCAAGGATATTTATAGAGCAAATAATATGCCAATATCACCACGAAATCAGAGGATGATAAGAGAATATTGTATAGTTGCGAATAAGTATATGAAAAATGAATCAAGCGGTGATAAATTTGCACCTTTAGATTATGCGATATCTCAAAAATTACTTCCATTAATTAATGGAACAGGTGAAAATTATAAAAAACTAATTGAAAAATTATTAACCGAAAGCAAAGAGATGCCTAAATGCAGAATGTGTCTTGAGGATATTTCAGAGCGAGCAAAAAACAACTTTGGATTTTATCAGTTTTTTGGGCAATAAACTGGAGGAGATAAAATTTGATTTGTAAAATAATCCTTAGATGTTGCAATGATCAAAAGGAAGTTGAAATTCCAACATATGATATAAAAGACAAAAATACAAATTTTGAGTATATAATATCAGAAAATAAATTGATTTATGAAGATGAATGGTATACTGGATATATAAAATTACAATGTAATAAAGAAATATATACTGAAATAAAAGAAATTAAAATTTTTTTAAATAAAAAATACATAGGAAAATGTGTTTTAGATAGATTCATTTATTCAGAACAAGGCTATATCATTCCTTTAAGCTTTTTAAGTAATGATCTATATATTGATAAAGCACAAGTTTTTTTATTACAATGTGATTTAATACAATTATCTGTTCAGATTGATGGTTATGATGATTGTACAGAATGTAAAATTAGTAATTATTATATATGTATAGGTGGTAAAGATATAAATGACTCTGCTAATTCTGATAATATTAAGGCAATAATTGATGAGCTATATTTTCTTGATGATGATGAGCTAAATAAATGGGTTTTCAGTAAAAATGAAGCAAAAATGTTGAATGGAAGTATAACAGAGGGTTCTTGGCGGGAGAATTCATTTAAATCTTTAAATTCATATATACAGATGGTAGAAAAGATTTATATATGCTATAAGAAAAATATTTCTTTATTTAACAGTAAGAAAATGTATAAAATCACTAAGAACTCACATATTTGTGAATACAATAAATTAAAAAATTTTACGTGCAATGACATTGATTGGCTGTTTAAAAATATGGAACAAATGTCCATCGTTAATTTTGACACTGCAATAAAATATAATGGAAAAAATTATCTTCCTATTGAATTAAAAACTGAGTTTGTAGAAAATAATTTTAATATCTATGAAAATAAAGTTGTCCTAAGTTTTTTGAAATATGTATTAAAAAAATCATTAGAATTAGAAAAACATTTAAAAAAAGAAATTGACGTAGAAAATAATTTAATAGAAAATTTCAACATAATCGACCAACAAAATTTTTCAGCGCCTATTATTACAATTAAACAATATCAGACAAAAAAATATAAAATTTCATATGAATATATGACAAAATTAAATAAAGAATTGTCTGCTACATTCAACCTGTACAGTAATATTTTAAAATGTGATGTAATGGAAAACTTTAAACAACCCAAAAATACTAAAATTTTTAATGAGGTAAGACACTATTCAGAAATATATAATCTCATAGTATTATGGAATAAATTTGGAGAATTTGATTTAGACAAGGAAGATGTTTTTATAAATATTAAGACTGCTGATAAACTATTTGAATATTATTCTTTAATAAAAATAATACAAATGTTTCAGAAACATGGATTTAGATTTAACTATTTAAAATAT